GCAGCGCTCGCTTGCGGAGCGCCGGCATGTAGCGTTGCCGCTGTAACCTCGGTTTCGCATGGACGCCGATTTTTCCGGACCAACATTGGCTAGTGCTTGTGCAAGACGTAGCGCCCAACACATGGCAGAGCTCATGCTGCAGCAATTGAAACATATATTAACAGCCATGTAGGTATTACACCTAATGGAGATTACGGAGATCTATATTTTAATGAAACATTAAACGATTGGGCTAAGTTTGATATAAACAAAAGAACAAAGTTTGATGCAGCGATTAGCTCAGGGTTAGCAATTATGGCTTGTAACAAAAATAAATATAGGCCAAGTGCAGAAAAACAAAAATCGAAAGTTAACATTAACTTTTCGAAATACGAAAACAAAGGAATTACATCAAAAATAATTAATTAATATGGCTGAGTCAGTTATAAAAAGTTACTTCCCAAGCCAAACGGCTAGCGATGATGAAAAATTAGGATTGGATTACGGTCTTAATGTCGCTAGAGCTATCCAAAATGAGTGGTTTAAAAAAGATAGAGGATCAAATAGGTTTTTTGTTAATCAAAATAATTATCACAAATTAAGATTATATGCTAGGGGAGAGCAAAGCATACAAAAATATAAAGATGAATTGTCTATAAATGGAGATTTATCTTATTTAAATTTAGATTGGAAGCCAGTACCTATAATTCCTAAGTTTGTTGACATTGTAGTAAACGGTATTGCAGAAAGAACTTATGATATAAAAGCGCATTCGCAAGATATTAATGGCGTAAATAAAAGAACAGCATATATGGAAGGTATTCTTGCAGATATGCGTACTAAAGAATTTGGAAATTACGTTCAAGAACAATTTGGCGTTAATGTGTTCAACAACGATCCGGCTACGTTGCCAGATAATGAAGATGAGCTTCAATTACATATGCAGCTTAACTATAAGCAAGCCGTTGAGATTGCTGAAGAGCAGGCTATTCAAACAATACTTAACCAAAATCAATATGAATTAATAAAGAAAAGATTTTTTTATGATTTAACTGTTTTAGGTATTGGTTGCGTTAAAACATTGTTTACGCCTTCGGAAGGTATTGTGGTTGATTATGTGGACCCTGCTAATATAGTTTATTCATATACTGAATCACCTTATTTTGATGACATATATTATGTGGGTGAGATTAAGAGTATAACTATAAGTGAATTAAAAAAACAATTTCCTGATTTAACTAATGAGGAATTAAAAGTAATAACAGAGCAAGGTAATCAAGATTATAGTATTTATAATAAATACAATAGCCAGCAGCAAAATCAAGATAATAATTCAGTGCAAGTTATGTATTTTAATTACAAAACTTACATGAATGAAGTTTATAAAGTTAAAGAAACTTCTACAGGTGCAGAAAAAATAATTAAAAAGTCAGACGCATTTAACCCTCCTGCTCAAAGTAATTTAAGATTTGAAAGAATTGCGAAAAACATAGAGGTGTTATACGAGGGTGTTTTTATACCAGGCTCTAATAAATTATTAAAATGGGAGTTAGCGGATAATATGCTTCGAGAAAAAAGTGACGTTAATAAAGTAAAGCTTAATTATTCTATTGTAGCGCCTAGAATGTATAATGGTAAAATTGAGTCTTTAGTTAGCAGAGTTACTGGTTTTGCTGATATGATTCAATTAACACATTTAAAAATACAACAAGTATTATCAAGAATGGTGCCTGACGGTGTTTATTTAGATGCCGATGGGTTAGCGGAAATTGATTTAGGCAACGGAACAAATTACAATCCTCAAGAAGCATTAAATATGTTTTTTCAAACAGGATCTGTTATTGGTAGATCATTTACATCTGAGGGTGATATGAACCCTGGTAAAATACCTATACAAGAAATAAGCAATAATGGTGGCGCTAATAAATTAGCTCAGCTAATTAGTACGTATAATTATTATATGCAAATGGTTAGGGACGCTACTGGTTTAAATGAAGCTAGAGACGGGAGTACGCCTGATAAGAACGCATTGGTAGGAGTGCAAAAATTAGCAGCAGCTAATTCAAATACAGCCACAAGGCATATATTACAAAGTGGTTTATTTTTAACAGCAGAACTTGCCGAAAAAATATCATTAAGAATATCAGATGTTATAGAGTATTCACCAACGCGGGATGCTTTTATACAAAGTATAGGGGCGCACAATGTAGCTACACTCGAAGAAATGTCCGAGTTGCATTTATACGACTTCGGTATATACTTAGAATTAGCACCTGATGAAGAAGAAAAACAATTGCTTGAAAACAATATACAGGTTGCTATAGCTCAAAACAATATTGAACTTGAAGATGCTATTGATATTAGAGAAATTAAAAATACTAAATTAGCAAATCAAGTCCTTAAGTTAAGGCGAAAGAAAAAACTTGAAAGAGACCAAAAAGTGCAACAACAAAATATACAAGCACAGGCTCAAGCAAACGCTCAAGCACAACAAGTGGCCGCACAGGCAGAAGTACAAAAGCAACAAGCTTTAACGCAAAGTCAAATACAATTAGCGCAGGCTAAATCACAATTTGATATGCAAAAAATGCAAGGCGAAGTAGAAATGAAAAAGCAGTTAATGCAATTAGAGTTTCAAATGAATATGCAATTGCAGCAAATGACCATGCAGGCCAAGGACGCTGAAATGAATGCAAAAGAAGATAGAAAAGACGATCGAACAAAAATACAAGCTAGTCAACAAAGCGAGCTCATTGAGCAGCGAAACAATAAAACACCTCCTAAAAAATTCGAATCCAGCGGAAACGATATATTAAGCGGTGATTTTGGCTTAGGTGCGTTTGAACCTAAGTAATATATAATGTATAATCATATAATATTTTATCATGGCAGAAAAAACAAAAGCTAAAGCCGTAGAAACTGAAGAGTTGTCTACAGCTGAATTAGAACAAAAAGTACAAGAAGACGCAGGAGTCAAAATTGACGACGGCGTTTACAAAGTGGATTTAACAAAACCACCGGCATCAGAAAAACAACCTGAACCAGAACCGGTTAAGGAGCAACCGGCTGAAGAAGAAATCAAAGAAGAGCCAGTTTTAGAAGAAAGCACTGAAGAGCCTGTTGTAGAAACAGAAGAAAAACAAGAGCTAATACTTGAGGAAATAAGTGACGAAGAAAATGCAGTTGACGACGTGGAGGCAGAGGAAAGTCCTGAAGTTGTTAACGATACACCGGAAGAAGTATTACAGGAAGAAAAAACAGAAATAGAATATCCGGAAAATATTCAAGAACTTGTTAAGTTCATGAACGATACGGGCGGAACTTTAGAGGACTACGTAAAATTAAATAAAGACTATACAGGGTATGAGGATATGTCTTTGTTGCGTGAATTTTATGAAAAGTCTAAGCCTCACTTAACATCGGATGAAATTAGCTTTTTAATTGAAGATAAATTTTCATTTGACGAAGAGATTGATGAGCCTAAAGACATAAAAAGAAAAAAATTAGCATTTAAAGAAGAGGTTGCTAATGCGAAAAAAGAATTAGAACATCAAAAAGCTAATTATTATAAAGAAATTAAAGCGGGAACTAAATTAACACAGGACCAGCAAAAAGCTATAGATTTTTTTAACAGATACGAAAAAGAATCTATAGAAAAAGAAAAAATAACACAATCTCAAAGGAATGTGTTCGACAATAAAACCAAATCTTTATTTAATAATCAATTCAAAGGTTTTGAATACAAGGTAGGCGATAAAAGATATAGGTTTAATGTCAAAAATGTGAACGAGGTTAAAAATACTCAAAGCGACATCAATAATTTTGTCAAGAAGTTCTTGAATGAAAAAAATGAAATGAATGACGCGGCAGGTTACCATAAATCTTTGTTTACGGCAATGAATGCTGACACAATTGCAAATCATTTTTATGAACAAGGCAAAACTGATGCTATTAAAGAGTCGGTTAAGTCTGCTAAAAATATTAATATGGATCCAAGATCGGGGCATAAAAATATTGAACCTAGCGGAATAAAAGCGAGAGTGGTTGGTGGATTAGATTCAAAAAACCTTAAATTAAAACTTAAAAATTATTAAAAAATGGCAACAAACGTTTCATTTGCTGGCCCAGCGGCTGGCAGTATAATTAGCCCAAGTGCACAAAAACAAACACTTGCATCTAATTATTTAAACTTTCATGGTGCAGGTGGTGCAAACTGGTCTCAGCAATACCTACCTGAACTATATGAACAAGAAGTTGAAAGATATGGAAATAGAACTATATCTTCTTTCTTAAGAATGGTAAGTGCAGAAATGCCTATGGCTTCTGATCAAGTTATTTGGTCTGAGCAAGGTAGATTACACTTAGCATATAATGGACAAATCAACCCTGTTACAGGAGTGGTTGACACTATTACTGGAATTGACTCTGGTACAGCTGAAGCACATGCTGTAAGAAAAGGTGCAACAGTGGTAGCGGTAGTTAACAACGTAGTATTTAAAGCGTATGTATCAGCTGGTATTGAAGCTGCAACTGACACGCTAACTATTAAACCTTACGGAGCGGCAAACGTAGATGATTTAGCTGGTATCGCAGTAGATGATAACCAGGTAATTAAATTCTTTGTTTACGGTTCTGAATACGGAAAAGGATCTGCAAGCATGACTGACGCTGTTGAACCAACTTTCAAGTCTTTTACTAATAAGCCACTTATTATTAAAGATCATTACGAAGTTAACGGTTCTGACACAGCTCAGATCGGGTGGGTAGAAGTATCAGGAGAATCTGGACAAAACGGATTTTTATGGTATTTAAAAGCAGAAGGTGACACAAGAGTAAGATATGAAGATTACTTAGAAATGGTAATGATTGAAGCAGAGAAAAAAGATGGTGGTGACGCTATCGTTCCTGATGGATCTGAAGGGTTATTTTCAGCTATCACTTCAAGAGGTATCGTAGCAAGTAATCAATTTGACTCAGCTACACCGGCTGCTGATAAACTTCCTGAATTTGACTTATTATTAAAAGAATTAGACAAACAAGGATCAATTGAAGAAAACATGTTATTCTTAGATAGAGATGCAAATCTTTACTTTGATGATATGCTAGCAGGATTAAACCCGAATATTTCAGGTGGTTTATCATTTGGAGTTTTTGAAAACTCTCAAGATATGGCACTTAATTTAGGTTTCTCTGGATTTAGAAGAGGTTCTTATGACTTCTACAAAACTGACTGGAAATATCTTAATGATAAATCTACAAGAGGTTTAATAGGAGGTATAAGCGGAATTCTAGTTCCAGCTGGTACATCTTCAGTGTATGACCAACAATTAGGTAAAAATGTCAGAAGACCTTTCTTACACGTAAGATATAGAGCTTCTGAAACTGATGACAGAAGAATGAAATCTTGGATTACTGGTTCAGTAGGCGGTGCGCAGACTACTGGTGATGACAAAATGGAAGTTCACTACTTATCAGAAAGATGTTTAGTAGCACAAGCAACAAACAATTTTGTGTTATTTAACTCTTAATATTTAACGTAATTTTTACCCTCGTTGTACTGGCGGGGGTAATCATTACTCTATTAATTTTTATTATATTATATCATGGCAAAAGAAAAAAAAGTAGCGGTAGCAGAACCGCAAATAAAAGAAGTTAAAACTTCTAAAACCCCAAAATGGGAAATAAAAGATAGAATTTATGAGCTTAACTCTCAAAAAACACCTATCGTATTTATATTAAAAAGCAGAGGAATACTTTGGTTCGATGAGGAACTAGGGTATGAAAGAGAAATAAAATACTGTGAAAATCAAAAAACAGTATTTACGGATGAAATGAAAGGGCCTGAAAGATTAAGCCATATTGTTTTTAGAGATGGCAAGCTTTTTGTTCCAAAAGAAAAAGTAATTTTACAAAAATTTCTTTCTTTATATCATCCCGGGAATGGCACAACATACACGGAATTTAATCCAGTTCAAATAGCAGAAGACGACATTAGCTACCTTGAAACTGAAATTGAAGCTTTAAATTTAGCTCAACAAATTGATATTGATCAAACAGAAGCAATACTTAGAACAGAACTAGGAAATAAAGTATCTACCATGACTTCTAAGGAGCTTAAAAGAGATTTATTGTTATTTGCTAGGAAAAATCCTGAGCTATTCTTAGAGTTAGTTAAAGATGAAAATATACAAATTAGGAATATTGGAATAAAATCAGTTGAAATGGGTATTATTAAACTTTCGAGTGATCAAAGAACATTCAAATGGGCATCAAACGATAGAAAACTTATAACAGTTCCTTTTGATGAAAATCCGTATTCGGCGTTGGCATCGTATTTTAAAACCGATGAAGGCATAGAAGTATATCAAACTATTGAAAAGAAATTAAAGTAAGCAATTGTAGGTAAGGGCCTACTGTTGTGGGCCTTTAACCTATAATAAAAATAAAATGAGTGTAAACATAAATACTGTATACCAAGCAGTGTTAGCTGTGACTAACAAAGAACAACGAGGCTATATAACACCTCAGGAATTTAATTATCTTGCAAATCAAGCTCAATTAGATATATTTGAGCAGTATTTTTATGATGTGAATCAATTCAGTAGACTTCCTGGCAACAGCACGGAATATTCTGATATGGTAGATATATTAGATGAAAAAATAAGTTTATTTGAAAAAACTTCACAAGCCGTAACTAACGGAATAACTTTACCTAGCGATCTATATAGGCTAGGCAGTATTATATTTAATAATGCTGAAGCATCACAAGTTAAGCAAAAAGACTGGATATACATAAAATCCACGCCTCTTAATCAACCCACAAATGATTTTCCTATTTTTATTAAAGATGAAAACGGAGTTAAAGTTTACGGTAAAGACGCAAGCGGGAATGTAGAGCAAAAAACAAGTGGAGTTACTTGTAACTACGTTAAGCAACCAGCTACCGTATCTTGGGCGTATAACGCTATAACAGGAACTTATGATGCTAGCAATTCAATTAATTTTGAATTACACCCTTCCGAAGAGACTGAGCTTATAGTTAAAATATTAGCCTTAGCTGGGATAATACTTAAAGATAATTCTTTATATGGCATTGCTAGTGGCGAAGATGTAAAAAACACTCAACAAGAAAAATCATAATAAATGGGGCTACTTAATCAAACACAACAACAATATCACGAAGGCGGCGATTTCGGAGGCTATCAATTTATAACACTAAAAGATATTATAAACAATTTTATGTTGTCTTATGTTGGTGAAGATAAAATTATAGCTAAAATTAAAAGAACTAATGTGGCGTTTTATGCTCAAAGAGCATTACAAGAGCTTAGTTATGATACATTAAAATCAGAAAAGTCAAGAGAAATAGACGTACCGCCTACTTTACTTATGGCTTTACCCCAAGATTATGTTAACTATGTAAAAGTAAGCTGGGTGGATTCCGATGGAGCGGAGCACATATTAATTCCCGCTTCACAAACAAGTAATCCTGAAGCTATTTTACAAGATGATCAGTATAATTTTACATTTGATTCAGATGGAAACTTATTAAAAGCCAATGAGTCTGAAACATGGAAAAAATTTAAACAACAAAACACAGGATCTGACGCTGTTAATGATTTTTATTTAACAGAAACGCTTGATGGGAAAAGATATGGGTCAAGTCCAGAACACATGAATTCTAATGGGTCTTTTTATATTGATCCTATAAAATCTAGAATACATTTTTCTGGTAATTTAACAAATAAAACGGTTACTTTAAAATACATAAGCGATGGCTTAGCCACTGATGCTGAAATGAAAATACACAAATTAGCCGAAGAGGCAATGTACAAGTGTATAGCATATTATATTTTAGAAACTAGAATAAACACACCCGAGTATTTGGTAATGAGATACAGAAAAGATAAATTTGCTTCGGTTAGAAAAGCAAAACTTAGATTATCAAATATTAAACTTAGTGAAATCTCACAAGCTTTAAGGGGTAAGTCCAAACAAATAAAACACTAGAATATGCCTGAAATTAAAAACGCTTTTATCAAGGGCAAAATGAATAAAGACCTTGACGAAAGATTAGTTCCTAATGGTGAATATAGAGACGCATTAAACGTAGACGTTGATTACTCTAGTGGTAGTGATGTGGGAGCGTTAAAAAACATTTTAGGTAATACAGTAATAGATTCTATAAGTTTATCCTCAGCAACCTGTATTGGTAGCGTGGCCGACACGGAAAATAATAAAATATATTGGTTAATAACTTCTGCAACCAAAGACATTATAGCTGAATATGATCAAGCAAACGCAACCGTTAGCCCTGTTATTGTTGACCTAGGGACTATATTAAATTTTAATAGTTTAAAATTAGTTACAGGAATTAATATATTAGATGGAACGTTATACTTTACTGATGATTTAAATGAGCCTAAACAAATTGATATAGAATATTGGAAAACTCAAACTGTTAATTTTAATACAACAACAACAGGTTTATCAGAAGAAAGAATTACAGTAATTAAAAAATCTCCTTTGCAAGCTCCCACTTTAATTATGAGCAGCTCTACAAAAGGTGGTGCAGGAACAATTGGCGGCAGCGCTGTAACTATTAATTTAGATTTATCTAAAACAAGTTCAGGTGCTATTCTCGAAGACTCCAGGGATTCTGGGTTTCTTATATCGGGAACATTTTCTGCGGCACCAAACTACGCGGCGGGAGAAATTATTGTATTAAAACATGATTTTATAGAGACCGCATCTGGGAATATTATAAAAATTGAAGCAAGGATACTATTGCCGGACAATTACGTTTCTAACGCAACAACTTTTTCAAATGCTGAAATTTTAACAATAAGCGAAACTGTTCCGGGCTCTACTGTACAATTTACGGCATTGCTAGAGGAAGATGACCCTTTGTTTGAATTAAAGTTTCCTTTATTTTCATATAGATACAAATATAGAAACGGGCAATACAGTTGTTTGGCACCATTTTCAAAAGCAGCTTTTTTGCCAGACCCAACTAAATTAGGTAATAATTTTGAATACGATTCAAAAAATGGCTATAATTTAGCAATGACTAATAACGTAAGATGCCTTACTGTATCTGACATAAATCATAATATTAGCGTAGACGTTACTGAAATTGATATATTATACAAAGACTCGGTTAGTTCAAATGTGTATATTGTAGAAACTTTAAAAGGAAGTTCTTTGCCAACTACATTTAAAATTAAAAACGAGCAAATATTTAAAACTGTTGAGTCTAATCAATTATTAAGATTATTTGATAGTGTGCCTAAAAAGGCTAAATCTCAAGAAATATCTGCAAATAGAATTATATATGCAAATTATACACATCAATTTAATTTACCTACTGCAAATCCTATTTTTAATATTAAAATAAAAAACAGATACAATTCAAGCAACACAGAATTATTGTCTTTAAAATCTAATAGAACTTACCAAATTGGTGTTGTTTATATGGACGCTTATGGCAGACAAACGCCAGTATTAACAGATAAATCTGGTATTGTAAATGTTCCATTTAGCCAAGCAAAAAACAATACGCAATTTGAAATAAAATTAACCGGCAGCTTACCGGCTGGGTTTACCAATTATAAATATTTTGTTAAAGAAATTTCATCTACAACATATAATTTATGTGTAGATAGTTTTTACCAAGATGAAGAGGGGGCTGTATATATATCGTTTCCATCGTCAGAAATAAATAAAGTAAAAGAGGATGATATTCTTTTATTAAAGAAAAAAGCTGGAAATAATATAAGTGAAGATGAAACTAAATTTAAAGTATTAGATAAATTGACTACAGTGCCTAAGTTTTTATCAACACCACTAAGGCCTGTTTACACTCCTACATACTTTCATTTCGGTAGACAGTTTGATTTAGACAGCCCAGGATTTAATGTAGCCCCAACAACACAAGCTGACAAAGATCTGTACAATGGACAAACGTCTTTGTCAAATACGTATATTGGTGGTAGGGCTTGGTTTATGGAGCCTGGCGCAACGCCTGTGTCAAATCACAATACAATTATTATAAGAAGTATGCACAACATTGGGGATACCCAAATTGGAAATGCTGACGCTACTTATGGCAATAACGAAACAGGAGTTTCAAGCCAAGCAATGGATAAAATAATTCCCGGTAAAAAAATGCGTTTTACGGCAGGGGATGCTAAAACAAAAGTGTATACGGTAAAAGCAGTTCAAGTTGGTACTAATGGGCATGACGATGTTGAGGTTACGTTCGAAGAAGAATTTGGGGATGATGTTTTAATATTATACGACGATACCGATTATGCATCAAACCCTTTGTATGATCCCTCTATAAAAACAGGTGTTAGTGTAGAAACTGTTGATTATAAAGACGAATCTGGCAAAGCTGAATTTGATGGAAAGTTTTTTATAAAACTAGAAGCGCAGAGTAATTTATTAAATGAGCTGGTAGACACTACTAACACAAACAATTTACAAGCTATCGGCACCATTAGTTTTGACGGTAAAGATGACGGGGGCGGTGCAGACCACCATAGGCAATTACATACGCGATACGGTGGAAAAGCAGGGTATGACTCTTCTACAGCTTCAGGACAAGCTTTGTCTCCTTTTTTAGGTGGATGGAATGATACATTTAACACATTTTCTCCTCAGCCCGTATTATCAGAGGGTTATCACTTTGCTTTAGAATCAGAAAAAGAATGGCAGCATGGGGCTAGTAATTATGGTTCTATTCCTTTTATTGAAGGCTTAAAAGAAGGTAATTATATAAGATTTAGCGGTTATAATCGTTTAAATTCAAGCGTAAAAAGATGGTTTGATCCAAAATATTACAAAATAGAAAAAGTATTTAAAAGCACTTGGCAAGGAAGTCAAGCGGCTAAATTATTTTTTATAAGACTATCTGAGCCTTTAGATTATGATATAACTTTTAAAAGTGAATCAGGTGACCCCAACGGAAGGGGCTATACATATGCTACCGTGTATGATTTTAACGCAGGAAGAAGTATTAATATAGTTAATCCACCAATATTTGAGGTAGAGCCTAAAGATGATGTAAACATCGACCTATACTATGAAACTCAAGAAATATTTGACGCTTCTACTTATGGTAATGCTAACGTTTTAGACTATCATAACTGTTATAGTTTTAAAAATGGCGTTGAATCTTTTGTAATAAGAGACGATTACAATTCGCCTGCGCTTGGCAAAGGCGTTCGTGTTTCTACTGTGTTTGAGGATAATTATCAAGAAGAAAATGTTAAAAACGGTTTAATATACTCTCAAATATATAATGGAAAAACATCTATAAACAGATTAAATCAGTTTATAATAGCGGATAAAATAACTAAAGACTTAAATCCTGAATATGGCAGTATACAGAAGTTATACGGTAGAGATACTGATTTATTGGCTTTTTGTGAGGATAAAATTATTAAAATATTGGCTAACAAAGATGCTGTGTTTAATGCAGATGGTAATCCTCAATTAATTGCTAGCAATAGAGTACTAGGACAAGCCATTATACCAGCCACATTTGGTTCTTACGGCATTTCTAAAAACCCTGAAAGCTTTGTTGAGTTCACTTATAGATCTTATTTTGTAGACAAAAACAGAGGCTGTGTATTAAGATTATCAGCAGACGGTATAACAGAAGTTTCAAATTATGGAATGAAAGATTACTTTAGAGATAACCTTTCAATACAGTCTGCAAAAATATATGGAACTTATGACTCTACTAAAGGACAATATAATTTAAGTTTACCCACAGCGGTAAACACAACACTTTCATTTTCAGAAAGCATAAATGGGTGGGTAAGTAGAAAGAGCTTTGTCCCTGAAAGCGGGTTAAGTTTGAATAATAAATATTATACTTTTTACCAAGGGCATTTATACGAGCACCACAACGGCTCTATTAATACTTTTTACGGTACTAAAACAGATTCACAAGTTACATTTTTATTAAACGAAGCTCCCGCTAATGTTAAAAATTTCCGAACACTAAATTACGAAGGCGATTCTGGTTGGTATTGTGATTCTATTATAACAAATAAACAAGACGGTCAAGTTCCGGTTTTTATTGAAAAGGAGGGTAAATACTTTAATTATATAGTAGGTGTTGAAGAAAATGAAAATACAATAGACACAAAAGCTTTTAATGTACAAGGAATCGGTTATTTAACTTCTCAAGCATTGGTAGGCGTTAATAGAGTTTTTAGTTTTAACTTTGAATTAAATAAAGAAATACAAGTAAACGATAAACTTTATTATGTTGATGCCTCCAACGTGAAACAAGATTTGGGGAATATAAGCGCGATAGACATGGTAAACAAAACAGTAACAGTTGTTAACGGGAACGGTGTGCCACAAAGTAATGCATATATGTTCTTTGTTAAAAATGCTAAGTTTAATACATCTGGCATTTTAGGGTATTATGCTGCTGTAACTATGAAAAACGAACAAACTTCTGCTAAAGAACTTTACTCAGTAGGTTCTGAAATTAGTATAAGTAGTTAATATGTAATTATAAATATAACAAAAACAATATAATATGGCAATAGATCCACTAACAGGCCTGGCCGTCAAAGGAGCGGCCACAGCAGTATCTGGCGCGGTTAAAGCCGTAGGGTCACTATTTGGAGGAGGTGCAAGAAGAAGAGAACAAAGAAGAGCGAAAGCAGAGCTGGGAATGTATAAAGAAAAATACAACCAATTAGATACTTCAAATCCTTACGCTAACATAAGCAACCCTTACCAAAACTTAACAGTAAATACACAAGCGGCTGATTTCGCCGCTCAGCAATCTTCTCAAAACTCCGCAAATATAATGAGTGGTTTGGCTGCCGCCGCTGGTGGGAGTGGAATTGCTGCATTAGCGCAGTCTCTGGCGAATAGCCAAGCACAACAAACACAACAAGCTTCAGCTAGCATTGCGCAACAAGAATCTAAAAATCAGATTATGGCTGCTCAAGGAGAAAATCAAAGACAAATAGCTGTAGCGAAAGGAGAAGAAAAATCTAG